CGCCGACGAGTTGAGCCGGGAGCACCCCCCGTCCCTAGCCAGATATGGCAGGATCCGCAATCATCCGGACCGATACGCTCAACCCAGAAAGGCTTGCCGTTAATATCCAGCGTATCCAGCCGCGACAACTGCCCAATCGTTGCTGATTTAACAAACAATGACGGGCTGGTCCCCTCAACACGAATACCGGGTGTCGCGTAACCGATATTTTCCGGATCATCAAAAACACCACTCAACGTGGCGCCAGAAATCTCGCCGGACGTTACCGTTGCCGAAGTCCCCATAACCTGCCGAATAGTGTCATCAGCCTGTGTTATTGCAGCGTCAAAAAGGTTATCGAAATCAGCCACACCGCCCCCCGTTAGTGCTCGCGGACCAGTCCGAGCGCGACCAGGCTGTCCGCATCCGTTTCAGTCACGCGGATCACGGTCCCCGCCTCCACAATAGAAACCTGTTCATCGCGGGTCGCGTGCAGAGCCTCAATGTGCAACGTGGCCAGTGTTTCGACGGCCACCAGCGAGCCTTCGGTACTGCCGCTTAACACAGTATTCGCTGGCGGCGCGGGTTCTACAGAGTCGATTGATTCACCGCCACCGCTCAAGCCACCATTTTCACCACCATCGGTATCGGTGCCTTCTTCCAGTTCTTCCTCCAGCTCTGCAATGCGCATTGAGAGTTCCTGAATGGTGCCACCGGTATTCACTTCCCGACCGAGTTGCACGCCAAGCTCATTAAGGCGTGCAATTAACTTTTCTTTTTCTGTCATGAGAACAGCTCCGAAACAGGGCCCCGAAGGGCCACAGAATGGAAATCAGGCGAGTTTGACTGACACAAACGCATCCGGATCGGCCAGCAGCATCAGCGGTGCGGACTGGATCATGGTGAACTCGCGCGCCGGGTCACCGGTCTGCACCCAGTTTTTCGGGTAACGCGCAGAGGCGTTAATACCTTCACGCTGGGCATCCACATCCTGAATGCAGCCGTAAGTGCGCAGCCCGCGCGCCTGCGTATTACCCAGCACCATGCTCAAATCCGGCAGGTAGTTCTTTTTGGTGTCGTCTTCAATGTACTGGCCGGAGTAGACGACAATGGCCACATCGCCATACATCCCCTTATAGGAGACAGCTTCGCCCAGATCCTTCAGCGCCGTTTCCAGTTCAGAATTAGAGCCACGACGGGTGTCGAGCTTCTCTTTTACCGCCTTGAACGAACGGAACAATGCCCAGCCTTTCGGATCAAAGACGATAATATTGACCACGCCGCTGGCGTTCAGCGCGTAGGCTTCGATATCGTCTGTAGGGTCATAGGTTTCTTTGTCGCGACCGCTCCACGCCGCGGCGCCAGCCTGAATGATGTTGTTTCCGGTACTGCGCCCCATATCGACCTCAACCGGTTCAAACGCATCACCGGTCATGGTGTATTTACCGTTGAGGACGGCAGCAACAGCCTGCTTCTCTTCCACCTGGGCGATAGCCAGTTCTTCATCCTTCATGTTCTGCAGGATAATGCGGCGGCGGCGGTAGTCCGGGTCAGCCAGGTTTTGTGGATCTTCATCTGGCAGGCGGCGCAGCGTCATCTGCGGGTTTACTTCGTGCTTCGGTTTGACGTAGCCCGGCGTAAACTCGGATGTTGCACCGCCGCGGGAACGGATGACCTTGCCGGAAACAACAGGCGAAACGTACAGCGCCATGTTGACCATGCCCGGGATCTGCGACAGATAGACCTTCTCAGTGCTGAAGGGGTAGCTTTCACGGAAGAAGATACGCAGGAAAAGCGGGTCAAACTTGAATTTCTTCTCATTGACCGCCAGAAGTTGGGCTGTAGTGTAAATTGACATAGATTTTTCCCGTAAAAAAAGCCGCGATGGCGGCTTCTATGGATGATGGTTGCAGTTCAGAAAGGTGTCAGACAATGCTGATGGCGGTACCCGCAAATGCGTTGCGCTTGATGTGTTCATCCGTCACCGCATCCGGCCAGATCACATCTTCAATGCGGAATGAGCCGGACTTATAGAAGGTCAGTTCGGTGTTGCTCTGGTCGGCAGATACTGCCAGCACGCCACAGGCCGCCCCCGCATGCTGACCATCCCAGACCGTCAGTTTGCCGGAGGTGGCATCCAGCATCAGTGGCGTCATTGCCGGTGTTGCCGCCGCCAGTTCGCCAGGGGCATAACCGGTATGCGCCGGATCGCTGTTCCCGAGGGGCTGGATGTGGGTAAATTGTTCAGTGTTAGACATGTTGACCTCTTAAACAGGCGTATTTAACAAATCGTCACCCGCATCAGCAGATGAACTCCCTGCCGCTACGGTGCCGGGTGCGGTTTCCATCAGACGATCCAGCGCGGTATCCGTGCGGGCCTGAGCACTCTGAGGCGCGGCGGCAAGAATGCGCTGTGCACTTTCCACCGTCATGCCTGGCGTTTCAGCCAGTGCGCGCGCCTGTGATTCGCGCCCTTTGGCCTCTTCACAGTTCAGGATCCCCATAATGCGACCGTTTTCAGCAGCGACCGCCGCCGCGACCTGGTTGCTGACATCAACAGATGCGGTGGTTGCAGGGTCAACGACCACAGCGGGTACGTCAGCGGTGGCCACGGGCTGGTTAGCAGCAGCGGTTGCTGCTGGTTGAGTGGTATCTGCGGATGCAGTAGTACCTTTCATGCTTCCTCCTCGGGAAATCATCGTTCGTTTGTTAATTGCATCGCGCATAACGTTCAGCGCATCCATGTTGTTGACCAGCTGCTCCGCCAGGCCGTTGTCTACTGATTCCTGGCCTGAAAAAACAGCCGCTTCAGTGTCCAGAACGGCCTGGACCGAAATGCCGGTATAACCCGCCACCTTTTCAGCGAACATCTGCCGGGTAGCATCAATGCGCGCCTGAAAATCTGCGCGTACTTCTTTGGGTAATTTCTCGTAGGGGTTCCCGTCTACCTTGTGATCGCCGCTGTAAATCAGCGTGACCTCGACACCGCTGGTTTTCAGGGCTGCACCGTAATTGCTATGGGCCATCATGACCCCAATCGATCCCGTTCTGGCCGTCTGTGTCACAAGCCGGCGCGAGGCAGCACTGGCAATCAACTGGCCTGCGCTGCAGTTCATATCGTTGGCCAGCGCCCAGATGGGTTTGATATCGCGCATACGGGCAATAATGTCCGCACAGTCAAAAGCCCCCGCCACCATTCCGCCAGGGGTGTCCATATCCAGAAGGATGCCGTCTACACCCGGATCACTGATGGCCTGCTGAAGACGGGCGATAATGCCGTTGTAACCCGTCATCCCCGAATATGGCTGGAGAGAGCGGGTTTTACTGACCAGAGTCCCGGATACCGGCAGCACTGCGATCCCGTTAGTGACCTGATAGCTTCGTGCCGGTTTTGGCCCCATGTCCTCATCATCACCAAAGAGCGCCAGCGGTTCAGCCATCTGTTCTGCACCAAGCGTCACGCCAGACACGGTGTCGGTCAGGCGGGTAATACCCAGCTGGCCAGCAAGCGCGCAAAAGAAAACCCGCGCATAGGCGGGTTCAAGTAATAGCGGCTCATTGAAAGCCATACTGGCGATGTGCGGGAGATTACGCAGCTCGGGCGTCATCGTTCGCCTCCTCATTTGATTTCTTCAGTCCAGACTCAAAGGCAGAAGCCGCCCAGGCTGGAGGTTTTAGACCAGCAGCGCGACGTTCCATCGTTTCACGTACCTGCTGCGAAAATATTTCCTGATAGTCGTCTCCGCGCTTGGCACACTCCTTCTCATAAGTGCTCAGACCTGCCTCAATGAGCATGACGGCCTGAGCCAATCCAGTTGGCATTGCCCCAGGCTGTTCTCGCCTCCTGAAAACTGAATCGCGCTCTGGAAGGCAACGTCACCACCCGGCGGACAATGGCCTCCTCCAGCCAGCATACAAACATCTGACAGGCCTGCCGGGCTGCGACGAACTTGCGGCGGCCCATAAAGAACGCCCAGGACTCGTTGGCGCTGGCGCGTGCAGTGGAGTAGCTCATCTGCGAATAGTTTCGCGAGAGTTGCTCATAAGACACCCCCAGACCAGCAGAGATATAACGCAGCAGTGATTGCTCGAACGTTGAAAAACCGTTATCCGTATCCTGCGCTGACTGAAGATTCAGGGAGTCACCCGGCATCAGATGGGGAACCTTCGCGCCGCCGAGGCGAACCGGCGCAGCGGTATAATACGAGGCCATTTCACCCAGCCAGCCCGTCATCTTGCTCTGTTGGTCTTTGCTGTCAGAGCCGAGAATAAAGTCCATCGCTGTTTGTGTATCCAGCTCACTTTTAATCGGCGCCGCATACATCGCCTTAACGATAGCGCTCTGGAGTTGCGTATTTTGCAGCGTATCGAGCATTTTCATTTGCTCCATAACGCTATAAAACACGTTGGCGCCGCGCGTCTGTCCATCC